AATTAGGAGTAGATTCGTATTTCTTGTAGTACTCTTTTGTCATCTGTAAAATGATTTTAAAGTACTTGTTATCGAAATAGATTGGCTCAATAACATCCATAATTGAAGATGAAAAGTCCTTATCTAATATAATCTGATTCAGTAATTGTATTTGAAATGTGTTCCCTAAATAATCGAAATTTTTATTCATAAATTGTTTTAAAAGTTATCCTTGTATTATTAAATACTTACTTACTTAAGTCAAGTTCCAAATAATTATAACTTAATTTTTTATCTGAAAAAATGTCAGTCAATCCTCGAAGTCTTTCCTTTAGGAAAGGTCTTACATCAACAGTATAACGAACTTTTGGTGGATAAAATTTTCCATCAAAAATTCTATGACAAATTGTCTGTTCACCTAATTTGATAATAATGTTAAACACTTCAGGTCCATCAGTGAACGATGTGTCCATAATACTTGGGTCATGCATAATTGAATCTTGGTTATCCATCATATACGCTAATGTCTTCATTTTCAAGTATTCTTGAAGTTCTTCCTTGAACTCAGCAACGAATTCATATAGTTCAATCGAACTTTTTGCTTTTGGGTTAAACCCTCTTACGTTAAAGAATCTTTGGACTACGATGTTATCGTTTAATGTCAATAAAAATTCCATCTTAGTGCTTTCTTGCTCTCTCATAAATTTAATTTTTGTTTGTGTTTCGTTTTTCTTTTCTTGTTAATTTCATAAATGGTCTTAGGAAGTTTACCCAAGCTTCATCATTTTTTGGAAGATATTTGAAGAGTCCGTCCTCCATTATCATTCTCATTAAGTTTTTGTATCCCCTATCAGTAGGGTCAATCGTGTCGGTTATAATTTGTTCGACTAATTCTTTTCCATCATTAGTTATTAAGGGGTTAGATAAATCAACTATTTTTTTGTTTGTAGTGTAAAACTCTTCACCAAGTATACCATTTTTTGTTTTACCAGTCAAAATATTTTCCAAAACTTTTGATTTCTTTTCCTGCACGATAATTCCGGCATTAACCCTTATTTCGTTTATAGTGCATGGTTTAACCAGCATATCAGGGAATAATTTAACTAAAGTTTTTTCCCCTAAACCTTCAATTCCACTAATGTTATCTGAACTATCTCCGGTAAGAATCTTACAAAGTAATACATTATAGTGAGGTATCTGAATTTTATTAATTGTAATCATATCACCCTGTTTAAAGTATTGTTTTGCGTTTGGCGAGTAAATGGTTACCTTATCTGAAATAAGCTGTGTAAGGTCTTTATCTGATGAAAAAATGGTAATCTCTTCATTAGTTGCTCTCTGACAATAATAAGCAATCAAGTCATCCGCCTCATTATAAACCATCTCAACTTGTCTAACAAAGACTTCCTCAAGATATTCTTTAATACGAGCGTTTTGTTGTAGATATGATTCGTACTTAAACTCATTCATATCTTGTTTTCTATTTCCTTTATATTGTGGATAAAGTTCTTTCCGAGTGGATGAACTATGTTCGGCATCCCAGAACACAACTACTTTATCGTAGTTATGTTCCTCAAGGAATTTCCGAATTGTATTTATAAAGTGGTAAATAGCTCCTAAGTGACTTCCATCACTATAAAGGTCTTTTACTCCGTGGAATCCAATCTTCATTAAGTTGGAACCGTCTACTAATAATGTTTTAATCACATTGGTGATTTAGAGGTAAATAATATTTTAAAATTCTTTTTCTTCTTTTTCTTCTTTTAGGTCAAAGTCGCCATCCGTTCCAATGATGTTTTTCCAATATTCCGCATATTCTTTTTTATATTTTTCAATATTAATTTTTTCTTCCGCCGAATCTTTACCCGCAATGAATCCGTGTGGTGTTACAATAATTTTTCCATCATCATAACCTAATCCATTGATGTGATTTTTCATTACCGAAACTTTTGTTCTTGACGCAAACTTAATAGTTCGTTTATCTTTAGTTGCAGTAATCTTAGTTGTTCCAGCACCTTTTTGGTTTCCAAATAAATAAACCAATGATGAGTTTAACCAAATTGCTTCTCCACCTTTAGCTTTAATCTTTGGTTGACCGAATGGATTATCAGGTAATTCAACCCATGGCTGATTAACAATAATTAAAGTATTCTCATATTTTGAATCAGATTTACGAGAACCTGAGATTCTTTGGTTGATACCCATTCCAATCTTATCGGCTAATGCAGAGGCATTATGCTGCTTTCCACCTTTGCCTTCATAAGTCATTTTACAAGGAACAGAACCAACTGAATCCCACATAAAACATAAACTGTAATCCAAATTGCCTTTTTCTTGTTCGTCCAATAAGTTATTGATATAATCCGTAATTTGTTCAATATAGTTAAAGTTATTATTAAATATGTAAAATCCATCCCAATCTAATTCACCGGTTTCTTCATCAACAACTTCCTGACAATCAAACCCCATTAACTTAGCGTGTTCAAATGACCATTTTTGTTCTGTAATAATAAAGACAGGTAAAATACCTTTCTTTTGAGCATCAACCGCTGTTTTTACAAGTGCAGTTGTTTTACCCGTATCCGAGTGACCCAAGAACATATTAAGATGTCCAATAGCCGGTCCCGGTAATCCAACCGCATCTAAGAAATCCGGACCTAAGTCAAAAAATCTTTGTGGCTTATATTTTGCAGATACTGAGAACTTATCTTTAATTGACTTAAAATCGTTTTTCTTAATCGCCATTTTCTATTTTTTTTATGTGTGGTAATTTGTTTGTTTTATTTCTATTGTATTTTGAAGAATCTTCACCATATAGTACATCAATTTCTTCTTCATGAAAAGTAATTAATCGAATACTAATTACACCTTCTTCATTAGTCCCTTCATCTAACATTCCAAACAAAACTGTTTCACCAATTTGTTTATCTCTACCCGAGAAGTATCCTTTATCTTTTAGTTGACTTAATATTTCATAAGACAACATTTTATTATCCCTTAATTGTAGGTCAATTTCTTCTTTAAATGTCATATGATAAAATTAAAATGTATGGTACCATACAAGGTACCATACAAGATGTTTATTTTAGAAAGGTAGTTTTTCCATTTTAGAATGGAAGCTCTTCATCCGGTAAATCATTTGCTTGAGGGTCAACCGGTGCAGAACTTTGAGATTTTCCACCACCAAATGATTCTGTATTTACTGAATCACTTTCGTAAGCGTATCCCCCTTTTTCAGAATCCCATTTTGGTGTTTCTCCACGAGCAATTGCTTCAAGATATTCAACAGGTTTTTTAGAGTAAACGTCTAACCAAGTTAATTCGTCAGTAATCCAAGCGTTTGCTTGTGCCGGGTCAGTATGTACCGGACCTTGGTCTTCGTACATAATTGTAGATACTGCAGTATATTCTTTACCATTTGGAGCTTTTGTTTTATTTAATTCAATGATTAAATCTCTACCAATTTTAGCATCGGTAATATCTCCTTTGTTTCTCCAAATTGGAATGATTTTATCTAAGATACCATCATTTTTGTAATTGTGTTTAAATCTCCAAAATTTTGGTCCATCTTCTTCTTTATCTCTATCAATAACTTTTACGATATAGAATTTACGAGAACGATACTGAGCCGCCAATTGTTTGTCTGATTCTTTTCCGGTTGAAATTAACTCCTCATAAACCTCATTTAAAGGTGAACGTTCGTTATCATTTTTTCCCGGGTCGTAGAATTTTTGCCATTGCCCCCCTACTTGTATCTCATGATACCAAGCTTCTTTAAATGGTGATGAACCATCGCTTGTAGGTAAGATTCTAACTCTTCTTTGTCCAGATTGCTCCTTATCACTTAAGATAAGTGCAAAATATTTTTTCATTCTTTCGTCTTGCGACATTTTCCCTTGGGCTCCGCCCCCTGATTGTTTTGAATTTTCGTACTGTGCCAATACGGCGTCTAATGAACTCATGTGTTATAAAATTAATTTGTTAAATTGTTAGATAAAGATAGGTGATAAATAGTAAAAAGTCAAATTAAAAAAGGTGTCCGTTAAGACACCTTTAAATTTTTTGTTATCGTTTGAATGATGTTTTATATTCATCTTCTTGAGGATTTGGTCGGAATGAATTTTTAATATCATTTGTATTAATATCTTCAACTTCGTCTGAAGTTAAAACATATTCATTTTTTCCTGTTTTTTCCATTTCATCTTGTTTGTCATCAAAGAATTGTGAAAGTTTTTGATTAAATGGGTATGAATCATAACTTCTCAACTCTAATTTTTCTTGAGGAGTTTTTTCACGATACTTCTCAATTTTACTTTCAAGTGAATTTAATTTGTTCATAACATTATCCATCTCACTTAATTTAGCTTCTAAGTTAGACAATTGGTTAAACAAGTTTTCGAAATATTCTTCTTGTTTTGTTTCAATATTTTTTTGAGAATTAACCAAATCTGTTATTTCAAGTTCTTCAGACTCTTCACCTTCAGTTCCTTTTTCTTCAGATTCTCCTTCATCGTCAATTTTTTCTACGTCAGGGTCATTTGCAACATCGATTGGTTGTGGTGCCGTATCTCCCGGGGCTGGCGGTGGTACCGCTTCAGAAGGTGCCGGTGCTGGTGGAGCTTCTCCTCCTGCAGGTGGTGGAGGTGTTAAGGCCTCCAACCCAGCTGTTGGGTCTTCAGGTACCTCAGCATCTTGTTCCATAATATACTTATTAATATTATGATATCTTGATATTTCTTGTATTAATTTTTTATCTAAATCCATTTTGATTACCCGTTTAATAATTGTTTAATTCCTCCTGCCGTCTCAACTCTAACTTTTCTATTAATAGTTGTTTGGTGTCCGGCTCTTTCAATAAGACCATCTCTTTCTCTGATTGTATAACAATCCCCTGTGTCTAAATCACAAACTTGTTGTGTTCCATCACCGTTATCTGTTTGAGAAACTCTAGTCGATTTCCCAAGATAGTTGTCTAATGCTGATTTTATGTTCATAAAATTGTTTTTATTATAAATATATCGTTATGTTATAAAGTGAAAACGTCACTTAGTATTGTTTGAGTCAGTACTTCACCCCCATTTGGTTTATCATCACCATATGGTTTATATTGAACCTGTAACCTAAAAGAACCTATTTTTTGAACGGTTATTTCATTTGTATAGTTTGTTGACGGTCCTCCACTTCCACTATGACTAATTATTTCATAAGTAGATGCATCTAAAATTTTACTACCAAGTACAACGTTTTGTTCTTTGAAAGGGTGTTGAGAATCAGTAGTAAAGTTATATGTAATATAACCACCCGCAGGTTTTTTAATATTATAATAACTCCACCCTTGACCCTGTAAATTAACAGAATCTGTAAGTCTAATCAATGACAGTGGTAGTTGTGGGAATGTTGGTAATGTTTGGCTTGTCGGTACATTACTAATAGGTACTTGATTTTGATTAGGTAAAGTATACCAAACTTTGAACGGGAATTGTTGCACCACAGGTTGCTCTTGACCTTTATATGCTTTAAGAATAAACATAATATCTATTTGTGTTTTACCTTCAATTTTTGGTATATCATTTATGAAGTAACTTTCAACATCCGTTAAGGTAACATTAAAAACCCCATTTACTACTTGTCCACTAACACCAATACGATTTTTTGAGATATATTTTCTAGTAACAACATTATTAACTTCTTCTAACTCATAAACAGTATAACTCATATCAACACTAGGTGATAATACCCAACCAATTGACTGAGGATTTATCTTAACAGTTAATGATTGGGTTTTACTCGCATTTAACTGAACATCAGTTCCTATCATAGTTACAGGTCCTACAGTTTGAGGATTTGTATTTACAGTTTCACTTTGAGGTGCATTAGCAGTTTGATTCTGAGGATTATTATATCCACCCGGTGATGACGCTGCCGATGCGGTTATTGCTGGGTCAAATGTATAATTATCGGTACTTGTCGCAGTACCATTAGGAGTTGTAATAACAATCTTACCTTTATTAACTACAGTACCTGTTCCAATTATCGGAGTATTAAATCTTAATGTTGTATCATTAAATACCGTAAATCCTGTTGCCGGAACACTAACTCCATTGACAGTAATCGAAGTAGTTCCATCAAAACTAATACCATTAACTTGAACCACAGTTCCTGTATTACCTGATAAAGGTGAGAATGATGTAATTGATGATGGAGGACAAGATAATTTTGAGGTAACCGCAGTTGTAGTTGGAACACCGTTACTACTACCTTGGCTTTCAACTTTATTAATTGTATTTTTTAAATCTTCAACAATTGCTTTAGTTGCAACTCCAACACTAAGTGCCGAAGTTAACGCTTTATCGAATGTCTCTTTAGTTTCTGCATAATCTTTAATGTGTGTATCGTAATAAGATTCGGAAACCTTTATACTTTTAACCGGCCAATAACAAGCATAGTATTTAACAAGACCCAAGTCTAATATTTGTTGTACCCTTTCTCGTAATCTTGCACTCATAAACGCAATAAAGTTATCAACTGTAGCAAAGTTTGCAACAGGTGTTGTTCCTTTAGTTGAAGGATTTGGATTAAGGTTAACACAAGAATATGTACTAAGGAACGTACCATCAATCTGACCGTAATCAACATTTAGTGGAGCAGTTGCAAAGTTATTATTCCATCCATTAAACTTACCTAATTTACTATTACTGTCTTTTTGGAAAGTCCTAAGATAAGAAATACAATAAATAATTGTTGCCAATTCAGGATTATTTGGCATAATTCTTTTAAGAACACTCGCAAATTCTGTTTCAGTTATTCCTGTAAGAACCGCATTAGTCGCTTGAAACTGTTTATTAAGATAAATTGGAAGTACTTGACTTCCACATTCATTTGTGGTTCCTTTTGTATTATTTGCAGATTGAACTGTATTACTTGCTTTATTAGAATTGGTTGACGCACTTAATACATTAATAGTATCTTTCTTAATTTTAAGAAGTCCCTCAAGTTTTGTTAATAAATTTTGATTCATACTTTGAATAAAACTATCAATTGCAGGTAAATCATAAATTCCTTGTCTAATCCCTTGGAATGATGTTTGGAATTGACCCGGTTGAATACTATGTTCAACTTGTAGTATCATATACGGACCATTAAACATTGGAACGTGTCTTAAATTAAAATACATTGTTGGTTGTAACATGGCATTCCCTAAACAAACAACAGAACATGTATAACTTCTTTGTTTGTAAAGGTTATACAAACTGGCGTTTTGTGTTGCAACATTTTTACCTGATGCTTGGTCAGCTATATTTATCTGTGCAGCAATTGATTCAGAAGTTGCACTACCATTATCCTGAGACACATTGAACGAGTAAAACACATTTTGATTTCTTGTACCAATATCAACACTAAACCCAACACATTTATTTGAAACCCCCCAATCTTTTTTACCAACTTGATTTTCAATTAATGGGTTTTCAGATGCTCTACTCATATCAAACGCATCATCTCTGAACCTAAAATTACCTTTTGGTAATTCCAAATATTGAGATGGTTTTCCAACATAGAAACAAACCATTTTAGAACTTGATTTTCTATAATCAACATTTAAAAATGTCCCCCATAAATTATTAGCAAACTCTGACGACCCTTCGGCTCTATTTGGTATTGTTGTACCATCAACATCCTGAACATTATAAAAATTAACATATGCTGGTAGATTCATCACAGTAAAATTATTTTTTCTCAATAATCCACTAATAAATGTAAAAACGCTCATACCTTCGTTCAAGGATTTTTGACTAAATGTATTCCTCATTTCAAAAATATCCAATAAGATAGTATCACCAATATTTCTTGATGCCCTATCTAAGAATAAAATATCCTCAAACAATGTTTTAGTTTTATAATCAGAGCCCGCAATCCATTTATCATTTAAAGCTTTGAACACTTCGTAATTTTCAACTTTACTTTGTTGACCATCAATAACGGTTTGAACTGTTTTTTCAGGTAATTGCTGTTGGTCAGGTAAATCTTTTCTTACCCCATCTAAAACAAGATTTAGAAAATTATCTTGTAATACACTTTCATTGGTTAGGTATTGATTAATCTGAGCTTGGAACTGAGCAACTGTTGTACTTGGATTTTTTAACTTCTGAGTCGCATACATTTTAATAATTGGTGCTAATAACACAACATTATCAACTGAAAACAAAATATTATTATCAATAAAAAAATCAGTAATGTATGAACCAGTACTACTATATCTAACATTATTTATTGTTGAAAATCCAACTTCTGTCTCAAGTGCTTTCCAAGCATTTGGATTTAACAATTGAGACTGACTAAGACTTAATGAACTAGTTTTAGTTGGTAATGTATTTTGTACATACGGTTGAAACTCAATTGGGTCAACAACTTTTTGAGTATTATTATGTGAAAGATATGAATCAAAAATTCTTCTTCTATAATTTGATGGATTACCATATCTAAATAAGATATCATAATTCATGAAGTCTTTAATACCCGTTTGGAAAACATTATATTGTCTGTCAATCGCACTACTAAAATATTGTGAGTCCGAAACACCTGTTGCCGGTGCCGCTATTGTCATTAAATTTCTAAATAATGATTGGAAATTTCTAAAGGTTGCATTAACTTGAACTACAGACGTTTCAAAATGAGCAACTTCAGCTCCTGTTGAACTATTTGTAATTGGTTTACTAAAATTTAAAAACTCTTGTTCAAACGAATCCAATATTTTTTTCTCAAAAACTGAAAATATCTCTTCAATTTTAGTATAGTTATCACCATTCAAAAAGTATAATGGAGATTGTGTTTCACCATTATTAATTAAATTAATATAAGAATCCGGTTGAGGGTATGCAATTTGATTACTATCAAAATATCCATAGTTAGGTGCTGACCATAAAGTTCTAACCGAACCATTATAAACATTAGGGTTTGATGTTAAATTAACTACAGTATTTGCAGAAGTTGTTAAATTAGTAACACAAGCAACCTCAGATTGATTTAAAGAATTTCCAAATGATGGAACTACAAAATAATCCGTACCTTTAGTATTGTTAACAGGATTACAATTAACATCAGGATAATAATTACTACTACTAAGTAAAACCGAATATGTTACAAGACTTAACGATTTACCATTTTGGTTGGCAGATATGTTAGAATCTTGATAGTTAAACAATTTCATGCCTCCATCTACACTATTTTGAATTTCATCATTAGTGTAATTATCGTATAATTCGAATCCATTATAAAAAACGTTAAAGTCATTAATTACTTTAGGATAAAACCCAATATTCATATTAGCGGTAATTGATGTCTCCTCTTGTAATGTTATTGAAATAGGAGTACTATTATAATTGAACTTATAGTTTTGAGTATTTGAACTTAAAATAGGACTATAATTTGTTGTGTAGTCAAAATTAGTCCAAGCAGTTTTTAAAATATCGACGTTTGATTCTTTATATTTTTTATAACGATGCCAAATTGACCCATACTTTAATACCCAAGCATATGGTAATTTATGAATCGCACCAAATTTTTTCAAACAAGATGAAATATAATCTAACTCATCAACAAAGGTATCTGTTTTTGTTTTATATCTTTCTCTTAGTGTCGCTAAAGGTAATGAATTTAAGAAAAGATATGCAGATTGAACATAGGGATAAGGGTCACTTGTTCTATTATTTTGAACACCATTCATAATTGAATTAACAAAATATGGAGTATTCAACATAGATGTTGTTGTCTTAAACGGTAATACATTTGTTGGAGTCGTAAAATCACAATACCCCTCAGTTGCAATAAAATTTTTAGGTTCTCTACTTCTATAAAAATCAACAAACCCATAAGGATTTAATAAATTAAATTGCACCGCAACTAAGGATGGATTTTCATTTTGATAAAATGAAAAGTTTGTAACCGGTCTATTGGTTGTAAAATCATAAACATCATTAAAATTTGAAATAATTTTTCTTGGTTCAAATATCTTTAAAGTTTTCTTTGTATTATAAACTTCGTTACCCACAGATTTATTACTTGAACTCAAATTAGTTAAACACCACGTAGGGTCTGTATATGGTAATGTATCCACAACCAATGGTTCATTTGAA